CTGGCCACCGCTTGACCCACAGTACGCAGCATGGAAAGCAATGAGATATCCAGGCGCCCCACCATTGGTGCAGACCGGAGAATTGTTTCGCAGCGTATCCAATTTAACCAAGGGTCCAGTGAATTCAATAAGTGACCACGAAGCAGTATTTGGTGTTGTTGGAAAAATCCCAAAGTTCCATCAATACGGAACTGAAAATATGCCAGCTAGAAAAATAATTTTTGTTCCAAAAGATTTTGACAGAGATATGGGTAAAGCTGTCGCTCGCTACGTCACTGAGGGAAGCAAAATCATATGAGCGATTTAATGAATGGCGTTCATTTTGCAAAAGAATATGTAAATTCATATCTTCAACAAGACATACCGATAAGACTGGTTAGATATAGAAACGGCTGGAACCTTCACTCCGGGCAACTCCCAGACCCAGAGGACTACCTGGCCCATGAGCCATTAGCCATAGACCATTGGCCTTCGATAATTACAGTCGCTCTATCTACTGGACAAATGGAAAGAATTGGTTTTGCCGGGCCAGACCCCCTGTATCGAGTCTCGTACAACATGAGGACTTACGTTTGGGTCAGAACCGAAGGAACTTCAGAGACGACATTAATGCGAGATAGATTAACAACTGTTGTTCGTTCTGCGCTTTTGGACTACCCATGCTTAAAAGCCTATGATTCAAGGACTTCTTTTAGGGCACTAATCGACGAATCAACCTTTCGTGAAGAGTTTTCGGACATTACCCTACTCAAGGGTGACCGGTTTATGGCTGGTGCATATATTGGTTATACATTAGAAATTGATGAAGTTGTGACGAGACTTGACATCGGAACCATGGACGAACTTCGTTTGGTCGTTAAATCTGTTTCTTCTGATGGCGCACTTCCATCAATGCTGGACGATGAAAATCAATCGGCAAGCGTTTCGCTTGGTTAGTGTCGCCCCAGTGTGTTTGGATTTTTCAATTTTAAGTTAAATAGATAGTTGCATAAAATAAACACTCCCTATCTGTACAATTGAAATCAACATACGGGATTCAACCCCAATACCGAATTAGGAAGGTCCTATGCCTGGTGTAGTGATTTCAACTTCAGTAAGAACCGGCCCGTCAACGGCAACGGTTCGGCAGTCTTCGCAGCTCTTTATTGTTGGCCTCGCGGAGCGTGGACCATCAACAGAGGCGGTGCTTGTAGAGAGCATCGCAGAATTCGAAGATATTTTTGGCCCATACAAGTCAGACTCATACCTTCACCCATTGGTCGAGTGCTTCTTTGAAGAAGGCGGCACGCGCGCATATGTTGCTCGTGCAGTTGGTGCTTCGGCAACAGTTGGTGAATTGACACTTCAGTCTGGCGGCGATGATGCAATGACACTGACAGCAAATGGTGCTGGCTCTTGGTCATCAGACGTTGAAGTTCAAGTGGAACACCCATCGGGTTCAACATTCAAAGTCAACTTGTTCCTTGATGGAAGTCTTGTTTACACAACTGGAACAGTTTCATCTGTTCCGCAGGCTGTAGGTAGAATCAATTTGAGCGCAGTAGCATCACGCTACGTTGTTGCTTCGGTTGATGATGAAACACTCATCCCAGCCGTTCTTGCAGCAACAGCTCTTTCAGCTGGTGATGCAAATCAATCAGCAGTAACAGATACCACATACACAAGTGCTCTTGAGTTGTTCAATGATGCGCTCGGAACAGGTGCTGTTGCATGTGCTGATTCTTACTCGAACACAATTAGCGCAAACCTGGTTACACATGCAAATGCGTACAGCAGAATCGCTCTTCTTTACGCAGCAGAAAATGCAACTGCAGCAAACGCAAAGACACTTGCAACGACCATACAAGCAGCAGACCATGCAGAACATGCAGCTGTTTACTATCCCTGGGTTCAGGTTCCTACTACAGTTCCTGGTGTTTCAAGAGTAATTCCACCAGTTGGATATGTTGCTGGTAAGCGCGCAGCTGCACACAACCAAACAGGTCCACATCTACCAGCCGCTGGTTTGATTTCTTCTGCACGATTCGTAAGTGGATTGAAGACAGACATCAACAAGACAGTTGGCGATGACCTAGATGAGTACTCAGTAAATGCACTCAGAATTATCCAGAACACAGTTCGCATCTATGGTGCGCGCTCATGTTCATCAGACACAGACAACTTCCGCTACATTACGCAGCAAGATGTTGTCAACTCAATCGTGTCAGAGTGCTACAGAAGCCTTGAGGACCTAGTGTTCAGCCCAATTGATGGCAGAAACACAATCTTCGCAAACGTCGAGGCTCGCCTCGTTGTAATTCTTGCAGCAATGCGTGACCTTGGTGCTCTTTACCCAGCGTTCGACGTAAATGGCAAGCAACTCGACAACGGTTACACCGTGAAGTGCGATACATCGATTAACCCAGCGTCACAGCTTCAGACCGGCCTTGTCAAGGCAAGAGTCGGACTGCGAGTGAGCAGCGTTGGTGACCAAATCGAAATCGATATCGTCAAGTCCAACCTAACCGCGTCAGTGGTATAACGGAGGAATAAACAATGGCCAAAATAGCACAACGTCAAGTACTTGCGGAGATTTTCCCAAGCAACTTCGCCAACAACGCCAAGCAGCAGACAAACGTCCAGGCAAACCTGCCTAAGTGGACAGGTTTCAAGTTTGCTCAGGTATCTGGTGGAGAAATTACAGCTTCGGTAGAAAAAATCTACGAGGGCGGCAAGTCGCGCCCAACAGTCTTGTGCGCTCCTTCCGAAATTGGTGACATCACCTTGACAGCCCACTACGACGACGACAATATCGCCGCAGATACAGCTGCAGGTATTGCCGCAAAGATTCAAACGCTCCGCAAGTATGTCGGTGTTGCTTACTACAACGTCACCGTATCTACTTACGACTGCGACATCAAGGACCCAACCAATGACCGCTACTACTACGATGCGCTGTTGGTTGGTATCACAGAGCCAGAGGGCGACTCATCCTCGGGTGCTCCAGCTACCTTTGCTTTGACTTTCGCAATCTCAGACGTAACGTCGACCGCAAAAGGCTAAATCTGCTAGTTGCGCCACTAGGCGCACTGGTGTGATAGTTTCTCGTACATGAGCGACAACACACTTTACACATCAGACGAAAACGAGCCAGCACGCAAGAAGGCAACAAAGGATGCTCAGGCATCCGGCCTTGTGCAAACCAAGGAAGAGTCACAACTAGAGCGTCTTCGCGCTGTGGTGAAGAAGAAGGTTGAACGTTCTTACGTTCTTATTCCTGTTCCGGAACGACCTGGCGTGAGCATCAAAGTGAGCCCAAATATCACGCAAAGCCAAATGAAGAATTGGCGCAAGAATGCAGGTGAAGATTCGCGCAACGGTCTCGATGCGACAAAGTTTGCTTGCCTAGTAATCGGTCACACCGCAACTGGAATCTTTATTGACGACGAAGAGGTGTTTGACGAAAATGGCAATTTCTTGAATTTCGCACATCCGATAATTCTCGAAATGACAGAAGCAGCACGCCCTGTTCCTGATGCAGTTCGTGCGATGTTTGGCGTTGACCCACACGTTGAGTCTGCAGCACTTGCAATTCTTGATGCCGCTGGATATTCGGACACGGTGGCAGCAGTGGACCCTACGAAGGAGTCTTCAGCGAATTAGTTGAAGATTCCGCAATAAAGTCAGCAGCTCGACTTGGTGAGCTGTTCCATACAAATCCGCTAGACCTATTGGCTGTAGAGGATGTTGACTGGTTGATGCTTTTGGCCTGTGCTAAAGTTATATCTAACGACCGCGAAGAGCAAGAGCGTAAGTCGAAGACTCAGAGGTAGTACGGGAAACCCCAGAAACCCCATAGCTCGGCAGTTCCTTACACTCACGTGACTTAAAACTCACCTGGAGCAGTAATGGCCGACGAGACAGTCAATATAAAAATAAAGATTGATGCGAAGACTCGTGAACTTCGCAAGGTCATGGCTGAACTTGGCGCGCTCAAGAAGATGGAGCGCCGTTTTGCTAGCGGTAGAACAATTGAAAACTACGCCCAATCTACTACCAGAAGTATTTCAGGTATGGCGTCAAAGTGGAAACGCAGTTTCGATGAAATAGATGCTGCCGTCAAGATGACTGGAAAGTTCCTTGGTGGCTTCTTGAAGCTCGCGATTAAGAGCGTAGTCATAGAAATGGCGCTACTTTCAGCAACAATGATTGGAGTTCACGCACTCTTCAAGGCCGGTCAATTCTTGGTCAAGGCGTATCAAGGAGCCATGCAGTTTTTAGCCGGTGGAGCTGCCGCAGCCGCAATGGCGATAGGAACCGTTGCTGCAGCAATACGTGAGCAGCAGGCAGCAATGTTTGCATATAGAGGAAAGGGAGCAAAAGAGTTCGGTTCATCCATGAATCAAACGAGAATGGCAATGCGAAATCTTCAATCAGATGTTTCGCTTGCTGGACTTGGTATCGATTCATTGAATAAAGCATTTGGCGTTATGTCTAAGACCATGAATATGGCGCAGATAAATGCGAGCAATAAAACAATTCGAGCTTTGATGGATTTTGGTTCAGCAGGACAGGACCCAGCAAAAGCTGTTGAACAAGTTGCAGCAGTAGTAGCTGCTCTCTCTGACCAGAAAAAAGGAATCAGCGACGTAATGGCCGAAGCCAAAAAACTCGGTCCAGAAATGCAAAAAGCGCTGAAAGATGCGAATATTAAAACAAAAGACCAGTTTAAGGAACTCTTATTTTCTGGAAAACTTGCCGACAAGGGCGGCGTTGCTGGACAGTTCGACGCAGTAAATAATACACTCATTGGACAACTTAAAGCATATTTTGGAATAATCCGTAGCGAATTTGCAGACTTCGGCGACCAGTTCCTTGAGCCAACCAAAAAAGCATTCGAAGAAGTATTTGGAATAATTCGCAGAGACCTGGTTCGTGTAAGCGCGGCGATACAGCAAAGTGTTGGTTTTGACTCATTCACTGGGGGATTTGTCACCGCTATAGACAAGGTTTCAAATTGGATGGTCAAACTCTTGCGGGAATATTTACCCAAAGCACAAGGGATGTTCGAGAGAATGGGCAATTGGTTTTTCAACTTCCGTCGTGGTTGGAATTTATTACTGGACAAGTTGAGACCGCTTACAGAAGGCGCACAAGTTCTCTATAAGGCATGGGACCCAATTTGGGAAGCGATTAAACGCGGTGCAGATAACCTTACCCTTTTCAGAGAATTAATTATCAAAAATGAAGACAGCGTTGCCGAGTTTGGGCAGCGCATAGGCGATTTGATTGACAGCTTGTCCAAATACTTCATGAATATGAAGAAAATGTTTGCTGACATGGCTCCTTTTCTAAATGACCTCCTTGCCGGAGTAAAAATGATGTTCGACCTTTTGTCGAAAATGCATACTCTCGGTGCTGGAAATGGTCTTGCGTCCGCCCTCGCCCCACTGTTTGGCTTTTCAATTGCTGCCAGGGGGATGAAGAGCGTCAAAGGCATGATGATGCCTGGTGTCGGCGCAATGAGCACTCAGCAAATGAACGTAACAGCA